TGAGGACTGACACATTCTTGCTGTTGGTGGTGATACGACAGTTGCCTACTTGGTTAGAGTAACCGCAGTTAGTGGCGTACCAAAATGCCCACGCTCGTTGTACTTCTGTAAAAGCAAAGGGAGCATGGTATATTACCAATGCAGATTTGTAGGCTTCTCGGCTCACAATTGATTGCTTTACGAGGGTTTGAAGTTCAGCAAAACGGGTTTGCAGGACCTTGTAAAATGTATAAACATTGGCATTGAAATCATTGATGATTTCTGTTTTGGCTTTCTCTTTTGCCCAAAAGACGGCTCCGCCACCGAAAAAGGCTTCGGTATATACTTCATGTTTGGGTATAAGTGGCAATATATAGGGCAACATGGTTTGCTTTCCTCCATAGTATGAAATGGGGGTGCGTTGCCAAATCTTATTAGTTGATTTCATGCTTTGATTTTTTGTAGATCATTATATCTTCGTAAGTACTTAGGAAATTCACGCTTGTATTGATTATTATTCGTTCTGTACCTTTGAAAGGACTGGGGAAGTCATACTCATTACATAGGAAGTCAAAGAGGTCTAATAACTGGCCTTTGTTGGAACTGAAATAAACATACATAGGCATTGTACTTAGACACTTGACAATTTGCATATAGTCCTTGAGTCTCCAATAATTTCCTCCTGTATATGAAGAAGCATCGGTGGAGAGATAGGGAGGATCAAGGATAAATACAACATTCTCTACCTTGGCAAATTCATCAATTAGGTTCCTATAATCAGTACTTCTGCGTTCAACCCCATTTAAATAGCCCTCACTACTATAGGGAGTTTTGATAACACAATTATAGAAGTTATCTTTTCCCAAGCCTTTTAAGGAGGTAGCATATTTTCCACTAAAGAGCAGACTTGCAGATAAAGAGATAAAATCTACCTTGTCGGAAGGATACTTCTTAATAACCTCCAAGATAGCAGGCTTTAGGTGATCTATTCGTTCTCCTTTGGCTTTTCCCTCTACTATGGGGCGTAATTGAGCCAATATCTCATTGGTGATAGGAATACACTCTAATCGGTGAGCAAAGTTATCATAATCGTTCCATATGACACGAGCCAAGGGTTTTTCCTGCTTGATAGTATGAGATAGCAGTCCTGAGCCTCCGAACAAATCCACATAAGTAGCCTTGTCGGGGAAAGCCTTTAAAGCCTCTTTGAAGTGTTTGACAAACTTCCTCTTCTGCCCTTGAAATGGAAGAGGTGATTGAGAATAATTTTTCATGAATTATTTTGTTGTTTTAGTTATTCTTTGTACTTTTGTGCCTCTCACGCTAAAAATAGACAAACCCGAAAACCCACAGAAGACATATTGTCCTCCGTAGGGCTTTCGGGTTCGTTTTTTATTTTAGCGTGAGAAACTATTTAAAAAGCGGAGGACATTTTTTACTGCCTATCCTCCTATTTTAGCAGGCTTTAAAAGCACTTTAAAAGCTGTTTAAACTTCACCGAAACAGCTTTAATTTCCAGAATATCCAAGCAACTACGCCGAGTATCAAAGCGCCTATAATAAGTACAAAAGGTGCTTTTTTAACCTCTTTTTGTATCTGCTTAGATTGTTGTAGGTATTGGTTTTTGGTTTCGGATTTTTGGCTTACTTGTGAGTGTATATAAAGAGTAGTATCAGCTTGTTTCAAGCTCTTAGAAAGGTTATCTATTGTTCTAAGTGTTACCTTCCCGCCCTGTACTCTTATAGTCTCACTGTCTCCATCCCTAATACGATGATATACTACCTCTTTAGCATTGCCCACACTATCCCTATCACTCTCAATGGTGAGTTCATAGGATTGGGACTGTTGAAGGTCAAAAGTAGCGACCTTTTGGGCTTTTTCTACCCGTGTGGAGCTGTCTTTTACCTCTTTTCTTTCGCTCTTTTGCTCTTCTCTGTGCTCTGTTTTGTTTAATTTCCTGCTCCTGCAACCAGTTAATAACAAAAGGGCTAATAGTAAATACAAAATCTTTCTCATTTTTCATTATTTACAATTAAATATCCTTATACTCGTCTTTAGCATTGAAGCAAGGACATGCCTTTTTTACGCCCGCAAAGTCTCGGTGTCCTTGAATGATGGCATTAGGATATAGTACTCTCAGTTCTTTGAGGAGCTTGACGAGTGCTTCCTTTTGAGCTTTTGTTCGGGTGTCTTTGGGTTGGAGCGTATTCTTATCCACTCCACCTATGTAGCAGATTCCTATACTATCCTGGTTGTGACCCTCCACATGGGCGGGTATCTTATCAACATCACGGCCCTGCTCTATGGTGCCGTCCAAGAGGATTACATAGTTGTAACCAATCTCATTGAACCCCCTTTGCCTGTGCCATAGGTCTATGTCTTTAGCAGAGTGTGTGCGTCCTTCAGGTGTGGCTGAACAATGAATGACGAGGTAATGAATAATACGTTTGCTTTTTTTCATGGTATTTTGATTTTTAAATATTAATATTCTTACTCAATTTTCATCTCTAAAACAGGTAGCATAAAGAGCATAGAAACACCCATTTTGTGCTTAGCTTAATACTATTGTTAACTCTTTTCCAAAAAGACTTTGAAAGGTAACACTTTCACCATTATCTTCATATATCATACCTTTTTCAGGGGTACTTCCTGTTGTATCAAATGAAATATTTTCATATGAAACACCAATCCCACATGGATTTCCTTCTCCTTTTATTTTTCTACCATTAATATATAAATTCCCCAAACTTAAAGAAGGAATATATGGCCTACTATTAAATTTTACTACAAAATTAATAGCTTTTAATTTTCTTGTTGTTCTAAAATTACTCCGAATATAAGCATTACAGACAATATCATTTCCTTCTCTAACAATCTTAAAGCTTTTAGTATGTATTTTAATTGGCCTTATTTCTTCTGGGTTCATTAAATGAATAAGAATCACTGAGGATTGATCCCCTTGTATAGGCATATATCTCTCAATATTTCTCCCTTTTTGTGTAGTGAAATAATCTTTTACTCTCACTTTACAAAAAGGAATCTCTTTCCCATTATCTCCCCAATCAAAATATTGTATTGCATTCATCTTATTAGTAATTAGTCACTTGTCGTTTGTTCCCCCTTCGGGGGCTAGAGGGGATTATACATTGCGTATATCTATGTAACACTTATTATTCCATATACTTACCACAGCAGTGGAGCCATCACCCCCATTGAAGGAATTATCCCCTGTGTAGATAATCGTCTTGCCAGTACAGCTGAAGGTAACAGCACCTCCTGCATATATTTTTCGAAAGGATACACAATCCAAATGGGCTAAGTCTTTCAATTGAATAGCTAAATTGTTCTCTATGAATATCACAGAATTATTATGGGAGTGGTTACAGATTACATTATTTTTAACTGATATATGAGTAGGGAGAATTTCAGACATATTTTTATGACCACCTCCACCAAGTAACACATAATCATTGGAGCTACCTTTCTTAATAAATCCATTGGCACGAGAGTCGCCAAATTGATAAGAGTTGCCTGTATTTGCATCTAGGAAATGTCTAGCTTTCCCAACGGCTGCTATATATAAGCCCCATCCTGATATTTCATTGACCGCTGGAAAGCCTAAGTCTTCGCCATTAATAAATTTAGCATTGTTAGTAGTATATCCAATGCCATACATGGTAGCAAGAGCATCATCCGTGGGCTTATAATTCTCTCCTATTACATAGATTGGATTCGTTTTGCTATTGGTGTTATTATTAGCCGCAAAACAATCCACTATATACCCAGATATAGGGTTCCCCTTCTTAAATATAGCTTGATTGGTCAGTACAACATTACCTGTTAGAGTACCTCCTACCAGTGGCAAATAATTCAGACTAGGCTTTCCATCTATATCATCCCAACGGTGCCTGTGAGTACGATAGGCATATTCTGTGTGAGTATGCCCCAATCGTGAGTAGCGATCATCGTGATGGTGGTCTGTGGGTGCCTTGCCTCTGAGAGCCTCCTGTAAGCCCGCTATATTGGATATACCCAAAGTGTCCAATGTACGTTTATTCTGCTTGATATAGGCTACTATCTCTCGCAACTCGTCCAGCTCTGTATCAGGAGACTGTAAGATTCGCATGATGTTATCTATCAATTCCTTGAGGTTCTGAGCAGTGCCCGTATAGCTTCCTTTGGGAAGTAACTGTGATATATCTACATTCCGCAACCCCTCCAATTTAGCGCGCTGCTCATTGGTGAAATCATTGGATGATAACATCTTCCCTGGTACTTTATCGACTTTCTTATCTAACAACTCACTATGGGCATGGGAATCTCTTAAGTGATTCTGTAGCTGCTCCGCAGAAGCGGTACCCTCTAAAGCCGTAGTTAACCCGTCTATATCTCCCATGGGGACTTTCTCACTTTTATGGCGGAAACTGTCAAATATCGCCCAAAAGTGCTCTTGATTAGGCTTCATAAAGTTGGAAAACCAACGCTTCAAAGTTGATAATGGTGTAATCATTGTGTTAACGGTTTTTAGTTAGAAGCCGACAAATTCTATATATTTAATGACACGATAAGGAGGCATGTTATTGTGAGGTTGGTTTCCTCCTGTATTGGAAGATATCTGGTTATCTATACTATCTATACTGAAATTTGAATAATTACCTACACCTCTATCTGTATCATTTATTCTTTGAGGAAGATTTTCTACGGTATGGTTGTGACTTGGCATCTCTTCTATGGTCAGCGTATGAACTTTCTCTCCACCTTCAGCGCCTATCCTTCCAAAATCGGGGTCAGCACTATTATGCCCTATAGGCATTCTACCTCTTAGGGGTACGTATTCTCGCCAACCTTCAGGAATAGGCTCATTGGCAGGTTTCCCCCATATAGCCACTAATCCTATAGGTACTGTCTTGCTTACTCGCTCTTCTAGCTTTTCCAATCGCTTGAGTAAGGAATTCTCATCTGTAAAGGATTTGGCTTCTATTTGCTGGTTGTTTAAGGGTCGTTTAAAATTTGCCCATAGGTGTCCACTTGCGCTGTTGCCAAAAGTAGCATAGCGGGTATATTCTACGGCTTTTTCTACACCATCCTTGAATATTCGTTTCCGTGTGGTCTCTACAATAATGACCTTTTCGGATATGGGTGCTCCTTTGAAGGGAAGCACCTCGCCATTGATATATACCACTCCATCGGTAATACTACGACCTACCCGATCACAGCCCGAAAGAATACTTAGGTTCCCCGCTATATTGCCCAGTGCATTGAGCAATTGGTAGCTCTGCTGCATAAATTTGAGGGTATAGGCACCCAAGGGAAACCCTCCTGTGTTGTCAAAGTTGATTTTATTCATAAATAATTATATACCTTTTAGATGCTATCTTGTAAGCCTCAATAAGGGCTTTAATCTCTACATTTCTTGTTCGTAATGTCTTCGGTATACGTACGGAGAAATTCACCCCACTCACTTGCATTTCTCCCGAAGTATATAGGTATTTTTCCTCTAAATATACAGGTTGATTTTCCGCCTCCGTATAGATATACACTGCGTTAAAGTGGGTCATATCCTCTATACGGATACGCCTTAATGTTTGGTCAAAACTATCATTGAGAATCTTCCTTAGATAGCACTTCTGTCCGTTATGCGTGAGGGTTACCAGGTCGCTATTCCGCTTTTGGTTAAAGCTATATTGGAGTTGTTCCAAAGGTGCAATAAGTATCTGTAACCAAGCTACAAGGCGTGCTTTTCTTAAAAAAGTAGGCAGTAGCAAGATCACGAGCCTCCGTAAATTGAGTTCAAAGATTCTCATAGGTAGGTAATGGTGCTTTTGGTATCATTATTTTGGTCAAAATTCACCGCAAAATAACCACTTTCGGGTATGCGACTTATATTTATCTCTTGGAAATTACCCCATATACTCCCTTCTATCCACTTGGTTTGGGCAAGGTCTATACTCACATCCTTGACCCCCTCTACCCCTTGAATAACATCGGTAAGAGCTTGTAGGGAGAGCTCACCATTGAAAGGCAAACGCTTGAGGTAATCCTTAATGGCTTCTTTTACCGTTTGCCGACCCGAATTGACATTCATTCCATTCTCGTTCAGAATAAGTGGATTACGGACAATACGGATAGAGAGCTTGAGCCAATCGGGTTGGTTATTCAGTATGGTAACATAGACCCCTGCATACTTGATTTCATTGATATAGCGACTAAATGCCTCTTGCTGGTGAGTCGTCACTGGGGTGAGTGTACCTGCGTTGTCGGTAGCTATCTTAATCACGATACGGCTCTCAGTCGGGGCATCAGTGACAGCACAATACTTGACTACCTTGCTCGCTTCTATCTGTTCCTCTGTTCTTCCATGATTGTTGAACTTGTCGCTATCTGGAAGTAGGTCAAAGCCGTATTGGAAGGCTAAGGCCTTGCTATGATACCACTTAGCTGTACCTGGTTTAAGCTCGGCAATTCTCCTATCTATATCCGCCCTATGTAGGTCAAACAGCTTCTCCAAACTCCATATTGCTACTGAGATGATATACACCCACAAGCGCCATATAGCTACTTTGGAGGTACTATTAAGCTCATTAAGGGAAGGCTCTTGTGTCTTGGCCTGGTAGATGAGTTCTTGTATTTCTTGTATGCTTCGTGCCATTGTTCAGTGGTTAGTTGTTAGTTGTCAGTAGTTTAGCCTCCTACTACAAAATCAAGGTTAATTGCCCAAATGCTGATACCTTCAAGGCGTTCTAACACTTGCTTGTCCGCCTTAGTGAAAGCTGTAGCAGGTTGGATGTTCTTAGCCGTATAGTAGGCTAATATATCTTTGTTTCTTGCTCCTACTGAAAGAGTAGAAACATTAAGAGAAGCTCCTGCTACCATATCATCGGTAACGCTCTTTTCATTCAGTACAGCCAACTCAAAGATACTCTCAATGGTACCCGTATGCTGTAGAGCGAGGTCTAATAGTGACTGGTTATGTAGGACTGTTATTGTCATATTTATTTGCCTGCAGTGGATCACCGCTTACCATTGAGTTGCTTGTATTTTTTAAGTTCAGCTAAAAGTTCCTCTACGGAAGCCTCCAAATCCTTAATGCGGGCATTGGCTTTCTTGAGTTCCTCAATTGCATTGGCATACTTAGCCCCTAAGTCTTCTATCATCTCTCGGTATATCTTCACCGCTTTATCCACATTGTCTAATTCGTTGGTCTGTAACTCCATTTGTTGCTTTGGTCGCCCAAAAAACCAACCCGCTAAGCCCGATAATACCATTCCGATAAACGAGCCAAAATGCTCTTTAAGTACTTCTGTTATCCATTCCATTATGAATGTGTTTTTTAATTAATTGTTCCTTTTCCTACACTGGTAGTAGCTCCCGTTTGGGAGGCGGCTGTACCTGCTGTGGTTACACTGATACCAGAGGCTATTGTTACCTCACCACCTTTAACAAATGTATCAATAAGGCTTGCTAAGCGTTCGGCGTACTCTTCTATACTGTCATTGGTTTTGGTAAGCATATCCTGATGAAGGTCAATAATGCCTTGTTTTAAGGCTTGTTTGTTTAGTGCCATAGATTAATTATATTGTCCATCAATTAGTAACTTGCCGCCCTCTTTTAGGGCTACATCGTTAATCTGCATACCATCATACTCCAACTGTTTCTTTATTTCGATGAGTACTTCGGTATAGAGGTCATCTGAGAGCATTTGGGCGATGCCTACCCCTACTTCTGGGTGTTCTTTCCATTCTCCCTTTTCAGTAGTGAGTATAGCCTTTTGTTGTTGGTTATCAGAGTACCCCACCTCAAAATCACCCGCCAATAGGCGTAGGTCATTGTTGTCATCTATGAGTATATCTTTCATTAGCTTGTCTGCAACTGGTTTATACTATTAATTGCTCTGAGGAGTTCCTCTTTCACCATTGCCCCAAAGTTCTCTACTCCTTCACGTACAGAGGAAACATATACCTTAGTATCAGTGCCTACATTGCCTATCTGTATATTGATATGTGTTTGTCGGGTGCCCCCTGATACAATGTTATCTTTGGTTTTAGCCCCTTCTCCTGTGGTAGCTGTAGCGTCTCCCATAATAGGGCTTATCCCTGGCATGGAACTACTTTCGGTTTTCATACCTAGCTTGCCCATTAGTCCGTCTTTTACCTCCTTAAAGCTCTTAAACTCTAAAGAGTCCCACGCTTTGCCAAGAGCTTCTTTAGCTTTAGCCTCTGCCTCACCTGCTTTTTTATAGCCCTCTGTGACCGATTTGGCACGCTCCTGCAAGTCGTTTTGTATCTTGGCAATCATCGCTTGATTCTCGGTACTATCACCTAAACCAACGGCTTCTTTGAACTTATACCAAGCAAGCTTACAGGCATCTATACCCGCCATAAAAGCATTGACTGCTGTATTCCAATGAGCCTGATAAGTAAGGATAAAAGCCTCCCAACTATATTTCATGCCTTGTATGGTATATTCCCACGCCTTACCCCAACCACTTACCCCTACAATGCAATAGGCAATCATAGCTATAAGAGTAATAATACCCACTATTATCCACGTAATAGGATTAGCTAAAAAGGCTAGGTTCGTCTTAATCACTGCCCAGGTAAGCCTATTTTGCCAAGCCGTAGCAATAGCTGTATAGGTGTTGTGCAGTATTAGTGCAGTGGTGAATATGCCTATAGCTCCTGCAATACCCCATATAACGGGATTCCCTTCTTGAAACTTCTGAATAAGCCAACCTATACCTCCGCCTATACTCTCAAAGACGGCGGAAATAAAGTCTACCAAAGGGCCAAGCATAGGGCTAATAGCTTCATATACTTTTAGAGCAAGCTCGGTGATAGAATCCATCATCTTGTTGAACTTACCGCTAAGGGTTTGTCCCGCTTTTTCTGCACCTTGGTAGAATAGCCCTTGTTTATCGGTTGCCCATTCAAAGGCTTGTGCGAGTTCCTGTGCTGAAATCCCCCCTTTACTCATTCGCTCCTTGAGCTTGGCCATACTTTCCCCCGTACGTTCGCTTATCACTTGTAAGGGGTTGAAGCCTGCATTAATCATCTGCATTAAGTCCTGCCCTTGTAGCTTGCCTGCCGAGGTGGCTTGTGCAAAAGCAAGTGATAGACTTTGCATTTTCTGTGCATCGCCCATAGCAATATCACCTATGTTCTTGAGCTTGCCAAAAGCAAACTCAGAGGAAAGTCCGAAGGACATCATTGTCTTCTGTGCTTCAATAAGCCCAGCCTTGTCGTAGGGTGTTTTTACTCCATAATCGGAGAGTTGAGTATATAAGGCTTTGGCTTTTTCTACATCACCCCTAAGCAAAGTAGTGATATTAGCTTGTTGTAGGTCTGCCTCCATCCCCTTTTTGATACTCCCCCCTATTGCAGCTCCCGCCAATATAAGAGGGTTAGTAGCTATTCCAGGTAGGCTGTTTAGGGCTTCGGAAAACCACGTCTTTATTTTACTCCCATTGAGGGTTTGCAATTTGGTAATACTACGCTCTAACTTGTTTATCTCGCTGTTGTACTTGCGAATAACAGCCAAGTTTTCTACGGGCAATAAGTCTCTTTCGGCTTTGAGTAAGGCTATTTTCTGTTGCAAAGTATGTACTGAAGTCCCCATCTGAGCAAAGCCTTTAGCTACTTTTGCTTGTGTTGCCTGTAGCTCGCCAAATTTATCCAGCATAGTATCATTAGTTACGCCAATTTTTTGTAACTTTGCACTGACTAAATCTTTAAGTGTTAATGTATATTCTAAAATATTTGCCATGAGAGTCTTATTGTTTTTCTTTAACATCCTTGCCTCTATAGGCTTATTGCTCCTAGTTTTTGCAGGATTTTTCTATGGGGCTGCCCTTTTTTGTGTGCCTTTCTATGCTACCTATAGGGCTTTTACAGAGAAAGATCCCTCTACTAAGAGGAGATACACCACTACAGCTATTGCTAGTACAATTTCCTTTTTCCTTATAGCAATACTTGCTCTTATGCTCTCCAAAGGAGCCGAACAAGCAAGAGAGCGTGAAAGACAAAGGCAACAACAAACTACCTATACTACCTATATTGTTCCTTCTCCTTTTGCCTAAGCCATTCAAGCTCTTTTACTCGCATAGCCCACTGGGTATCGGAGAGGTCGTCGGGATTGGCAATGTGCATATAATAACGCAGTGAGGCGTTGGTGATACGAAGCCAATCCCGTCCCTCGTCTATTTCCGCATCACTTAGAGCTTTTCCAAAGTAGCCTCTTTAATTTGTATAAGGTCGGGTAGTTTGCTACTTACGGCGAGGAACAACTCATCGTTTGTCTTTATCTCTTCATCGCCACCCAACCAACAGTTCTCAAGTATGACCTCATTAAACCTTAGCGGATCCTTGGTAGCCAAGGTCGAGGCATAGCTAAGGGTTTTACGGTCGGGGGTACGCAAGTATACCTTTTTGTCTGCTACACTAATTACAAAGATGTCTTTGTATTGCTTTTTCCATTCTTGGATTTGTTCTTTAGTTATCATTTAAATAGTTTTTAAAAATTGTTTAATTGTCTGTGGGTGCTACCTATTATGACTGACGATCTACATCGATGAAGATAATAGGTAACTCTACAATCATATTCTTATCGCCCTGCTTCATTCCTTTTTTCACCTCGGTAAACTCAACATGTCTTAGAATGTCGGTTACTATCTGTCCACCATCTAAAGGAACATAAGAAACGACAAGGTCAAAGCTAAGCCCTAGTATATCTTTACTGGGAGCATCGCGGGTCATTGCCTCAAGCTCACTCTGCCAAAGGCTTATTTTACCCTCATAACTGCGGTTTCCCGCCACCACTCCGTGAGGTTTGCAACCTCTACCATAAAGCAAGTCTTTCTCACGCTTTTCGGTATATTCCACCTCTGTAACTCCTATAAGGATACGCCCCCCAAAAGCGATAGAGATGTCACACCACGCATATTGTTTGCTATCGAATGTTGCCATTTTTTTCTAATGATTAATTTAATTATTAATGATTAATTACCTTAGGAGGTAATTGTTGTAGTAAAGCCAATATTTACCTCTATAAAGTCAGCATAGCCCACAGGTAATAGTTTGATACCTATCACCACTTTACCCGTTTGTAGCACACGTTGTGTGGGGTCTATATCAATCTTTACTGCCGAAAGCTCGCCCTGAGATACCATTTGGCTTTGTAGAGTACTTTCAAGTTTGGTTTGCCAACTCTTTATAATAGCAGGGTGAATACTGCCATCCTTAGATAGTAATACCTCATCGCTGAGTTCCTCAACCAGCACCCCATAACTTAGGAGCATTGCTTTGTCCATTACAAGCCCATTGCTAAGGCTCTTAAAGTCATCAGTAGGCTTGGTAAGGGTATTATCGCCCGAAAAGTAGTATCCCGAACGCCCTACAAAGGTGCGAAAGAATATATACCCTTTGTCGTCAAGCGTGTCCCATTGGTCAGCTTTGCTGTCAATAGTTGTGCCGTCGGTAAAGTAAGCGACTAACGGCAATACATTGCCATCTTTCACACGGTGAATTTTGCGCTGTACGGGTATTTTTGTGATTTTACCTAAAAAAAGTCCTATAGCTGCATCTTTCTCTTTGTCATCATTGGCGATAAAGCAAGCCACTTTGTTAAGTTCATTTTCAGAAAAGTTGGTAAGGTCAGCTACTTGTCCATTCCAACGGTTACCCGACACTACTACCCTAAAAGGCATATATTTCTTTTCAAAGTGCTCAGCAAGGGCTTGCCCTTTTACCACAGCTGTTTGTACATCAGCATCTAACCCCGCAGTAATGGTTTCACTACCTGTTGCTTTTTTCACTACCCCAAGCACACGGATAGCTCCTCTGGCATCAGCTATGAGAGTTGGAGCAAAGACACCATCTTTGTCAAGCATTGCCGTCATAGTAGTGGCATCCGATACGAGCATTACCCATAAAGGAGTACCCGTTGGAGCTTGGTTATAGAAAGCTTTGATATGCTTGTAGGCAAAGGGGTTTTGAGTTTCTGATATACCCAAAGCTACAGCTTCTTTAAGCGAGAAGATTTGGTACGACTTGCCCAATTCTACTTTGCCACTCACTGTAACTCCCGTTACAATGAGTCCTGTAGTCTTTTGTATAGCCGTTGTCCTGCCTAATCCGTCTTTGGCGATATTAAATAATACTTTAGGTAATGCCATTATGCTTGGTTTTTAAGGGTTTCTATTCTATCCGCAAGGAGGGATAGTACTTCTGAGCGGTTTTGTTCGTTCTCTTCCTGTAGGATAAGAGTTTCTAACAAATCTACATCTTCTATGGAGGTGATAGCTTTTTCCAACTTCTTTTTAACTAATTGTAATATATCAGGGCTTGTAGGATCTACATCTCCCGTTTGCTCATCATCTGATTCGTCCAATAAGTCGGAAGAATTATAGCTCTCCACGGCGCTATCATCTAAGGTTTGTGCGTGGTTTTGTGCATCTTTCTTTAGTAAGAAGAGGAAACCATCGGAGGTAGCAAAAAGCTCTTTTGCTTCTTTGTTATTTTCAAAATATTGTTTTGCTTTTTCTGCTGTTGTCATTGTATTCTGTTTTAAAGTTAATATAGGAGTAGGGTGAGGTGTGGATACCATTGAACTCGTCCTCTCACCCTACTATATTCCTACAATATAGCTCCTAAGTATTTAGGTGTTCTAGCTCGAATTACCCCTACTAAGGCACGCTGTGCAAAAGAGATGGCATCGGCTTGTAGACCTGCATCTCGTAGGGTGGCATACATCTTTACATCGCCGAAGCAACGGAACACTTCACTTGTTACCCACATAAATGAAGCGCGTTTATCGCTACTTGCCTTGACAGATCCAAAAGGTTTTTTCTCCTTAGTAGTGCCATCATAAAGTGGGTTTTGACTGTATTGGAATACGTTTATTCCATACATTTGTTTTTCGTTCATAATATCCTTGTACAGACGCTTGTCCTCCTTACGGATACGAGCAAAGTGCTCAGGAGTGAGGCAGATGTTTACACCCTCAACGATGTCTTTTTCCTCCATAAACTGCTTAAGGTCAATAATGGCATCTATTATTGAGTCGCTACCGGTAAGAGCAAGCACCTTATTCCATTCATTGTCCTTTTGTGGTGCCCATGCCCAAGCGGCACGCTTGCCTAAATTCTTAGCAAGAGAAGCACGGTGGCGTTGTATCACACTAGAGCGTTTGTCATAAGAAAGCTCAATTTCCTGCAATTCACGGTGTAGAGTTTGTTCAGTAGAATAGGTTTTAAGCACCACTTCGTTAGCTATATCGTCAATAGTGGCTACTGGCAATGCTGAACTGGAGGAGGCGAAATAGTCTTCGTGTACCGTTGGTTCCACACCTGCCTCTGCTAAGTGTAGTTTATTATTCTCTACATATTGTGACAAGTCTACACTTTGAAAGACAAACGAATTATTAGGGATAGGGTTTTCTTTAATACCTGCTATCCATACTTCTGTCTGTAGCCCCACCATAGCTACTCCTTTGAAAATAGAGGGAGTAACATATTGAACTATAGTAGAAGTCGCTACAATAGCTGTTGCTACTATGGGTACTGAAGCACCTACGATTGGTGCAATAAACATTGAGGCAATAAGTGCCAATAATACATTAACGAATAATGCTTTTAATGATAATCTCATACTTTTTAATCTGTTTTTAAAGGGTTATTAAATTACTTTCCAGTGTAGCGCACCCCATTGGCGTACTCTTTAGCTAAGCGGGCATACTCTTCGGGTTCCTTGTCTCGGATAGCTCGAAGCCTTTCGGGGTTTTTCTTTTGCAAATAATCAAAACTCTCATCAGTAGTAGCTCTTGGTTTTGCTCCTGCTCCCAACACTACCTCACGTACTGCGTTAGCCTTTCCCTGCTGTGTATTCTCAGCTTCTTTGTCGGCTACAAGTTTAGAGAGTACGGCTTTTTGTCCATCAAAATCGGCTTCAAACTGCTTTAGCTGGCTTTCTTTAAGAGCTTCTGGGATAAGCCCTAATTGTACAGCTTTGTCCACCAAGGTTGTAGCTTCGGCAGTGCGAGTTTCGTTAATAGTCTTTTTCAAAGCTACTATTTCGGCATCTGCTTTTTCTTTAGCTGTTTTGAGGTTATGTAAGGCACTTAGTACTGCCTCTTCTTTCACATTGTCGCCCATGCCCAAGGCAAGGGCTATCACTTTAATATCCATATTGTTTGTATTATGTGTTACTATTTTTTTAAGTAGAAAGGGCTTTCCGTCTTTGGATAGCTTGAGGGCATTGTCGTTGCCCCCTATATCAACAATGGAGATCTCCACAAGCTTACAAGCGGTTACTGTTTCATATACTTGTCCTTCTAAAAGATGATGTGGATCAGCAGATACTTCTTTGATTTCGGCAAACATTGAAGCCATACGTATATAGCCACGTTCTACTTTGCCAGCTATCTTCTTAGCAAACTCGTCTTGCTCGTCAAACTCTACTTCAGCTATAAGGGTAGTCCCTTCTTTGTAGAGCTTTGTACAACGTCCAATGACTTCACTACCCTTGTTGCCATATCCGTCTCGCTCGTGCATAAATAGTACCACGGGGTTGCGCATGTATTGTTGGTAGTCAATACCTTCTGTAAGAATACGGTATCCATAACTATTTACGTTCTCGGTATTGATTATAAATTGGTGCTTCATTGGCTTCCTATTTTGGGTTAATTTCTCAATTCGGGTGCAAAGGTATTGCAGGTTTTACGGCGGGGAAAATCGACATACAAACCTTGTACTAATTCTGTACAACCATTGTACAGATTTTGTACAAGGCTTGTATAAGAATTTCGTCACCTCCCTTAATCCCACGAACTTTGCAACGAAAAAACAAAGAAGTATAATGGAATTTGACCTCAAAGAACTCACTGCACGAGCATTTTTGGATTATGTAGGCCCAGCCTTTCCCTCGTGGTGGGCTAATAACAAAACAAAATATGTACTACCAAGCCTCTCGAATATTAGTGAGGCACGTAGCAATGGTAGCCAATACTTTATGACCTTTAAGGTTGCCGATAAAGCAGGCGTACAAACACTTTTCCCTAACGAACCTTTGGTGAGCTTTTCACTCACTAAAACTATTGTAGAGACGGCAACAGTGGGCAAACACCGCAGGGGTAAGGTAAAAGAGTACATAGCTACCGAAGACTGGCAGATTACCATTAAGGGACTTTGTATAGACACTAATAACCCCGACTTGTACCCTACTGCACAAGTACAAAGCCTTAACCGCTTGTTTGAAAAGAACGAAAGTCTGGAGGTTGTAGGCAATAAACTCTTTACTCTTTTTGATATTCGTAACATCGTACTAAAAGATATTAGTTTCGAGGCTATGGAGGGCAAGGAAGGCATACAGAAGTACACCATCAAAGCGGTGTCAGATATGGATTTCTATGCTGAGTTAGATGAAAAACGAACCCTACTTAACAACTTATACTAATGTTCGTATTACAGGCAATTATAAAGATAGGCGACTATACTTTTAAGGCAGTACATAGCGTGAAGATCACCAAATCGGTAGACGAATTAGCCGATACCTGTACAATTGAACTTCCTACCCACTTTAAAGTAACCAAGGGAGGTGATAGGCTCTACACGGAAAAAGCTATCAAAGCAGGCGATAAGGTGAGCGTTACCCTTGCTTATGAGGGTGTATATAGCGGAGTAGAGTTTGAAGGCTATGTAAAGAAGGTCAAGCCAAGCATTCCCGTAAGCATAGAGTGTGAAGACACTATGTATTTGCTTAGACGGAAAAACATCAACAAATCGTGGCAAAAAACAACTCTTAAAGAAGTATTGCAGGAGGTAGTGAAAGATACTCCTATTGCCTTGGCTGATAATATACCACAAATGCAGTTAGACCAATGGCTTATTCGCAATGCCAATGGTACACAGGTGTTGGATAAGCTCAAAGAGGAATTTAGGCTAAGTATCTTTATTAATGATGAGGGCAAGCTATATGCAGGGCTTTCGGAGCTTACTAATATAGGACAAACAGCACGCTATAACCTTAATTACAATATTGTGGCGAACGATTTGGAATATCGTACCAAGGACGAACGTAGGCTAAAAGTACAATATACCTACATTGACAAAAACAATAAAAAGAAAACTGTAGAAGAGGGTGATCCTGATGGTGAGCTGAGAACCTTTCACACCTCTGTGGTAAGTGATGAGGCTAAATTACGGGCTATGGCACGGGCAGAAATGGAAAAACTAAAGTATGACGGCTTTGACGGCTCTATAACGAGCTTCTTAGTCCCTTTCGCTACACGTGGTATGCAGGCACATATTATTGATAAAGAACTGAAAGAGATAGACGAACGCTACTTCATTAAGAAGGTAGAAACTACCTTTGGTCGCAATGGGGCACGCCGACAAATAACTATAGGAGCAAGATTATGAGTATAGATAGAGAATTAGCCGAGGGGCTTCGTAAGTTAGGCAAACGCAAAACCCCTACCATAGCCGTAGAAGTAGTATCAGTAGACAAAGCGCAAGGCACATGTAAGGTGAAAGACGATGAGTTACAATATACTGTACGCTTAGCTTCGGTGATTAACGATAATGCGGAGCGGTCTTACCTTTTTCCAAAGGTAGGAAGTAGCGTACTGATTGCTTCTATTGGGGAGGACGAAAACCGCTATTATGTGATAGCTTATAGTGAGATTGAGAGTGTGAGCCTACGAATAGAAAACACTCAGCTTACCATAGACAATGCGGGGGTACATCTGCAACGTGGGGAAGTAGATTTTAAAAGCCTTTTAAACGAGCTTTTAAATGAGCTTAAAACAGCTATCATACAAACCCCTGCAGGAGTTGGGAATTTTGCCCCTAACAACGTGGCAAAGTTTGATGAGATTAATAACAAGATAAATGAATTACTACAATAAGATATGGCACGATTGACAGCTGTAGAGGCAGATTATAAGAGGTCGCAAGGCAAAGAACTTTTTACTAAGGGCTTTAGCATTGCCAATATATCGGAAATGATAGGTATAGGCATTAAGACACTTGGCAAGTGGAGAGAGGAGGGCAAATGGGACGATGAGAAAGAGCTACAAACACTCAGACCTTCCAATATTCGCAAACTGACCCTCAAGTGTGCGCAGGCTATTGAGCGGGGCGAACCCTTGCCCTATAAGGCCGACGATATTACTAAAATTGTGGCTGCCTTTGACCGTATTACTGACCATAACAAAATAGCAGTATATACGATGGAGAGCCTTGACGGCTTCTCTAACTTTATCTTAGAGAAAGCAGGACAAAGCACGGGTAAAAAGCGTGAGGCCTATATGAATACGATCAAGGAGATACGCCCTTACTTTGATATGTACATAACCGAATTATTACAGAAAGGAGATGACTAAAACAGAACTCAAAGAAGCCAAAGAGCGCTATTTTGCAAAGTCGAAAATGATACGAGAGCTTACCTATGAGGCTATACAGAAGGAAACAGCGGATGAGCAGGAAGCACGTATCAAGCGACTTTTAAAACCCGAAAACTATGGTGAGTTTTTCGATTACTATTTTGGCTTAGATAGTGGTTTGCCCTTGGGCGATGCCAAGACACCTAAGTTTCATATTGACGACTATATTCGTTTGTACAAGGACCCGTTTATACGCCAATTCAGAAAGAAATTTAGGGGTGCAGGTAAGTCCATACAGTCCAATGTGGGCAATATTTGTCACCTCAAACAGAACAACCTTACCTTCTTTCCTATCCTTATAGGGGCTAACGAGGGTTTGGCTAAAATACTACTATCCGACTTACAAGCACACTTGGAGAACAATCAGAAGTTTATCAAAGACTTTGGCTTGCAACTCTCTTATGGGGATTGGTCGGATGGTGACTTTCAGACTACAGACGGCAAGCACTTCAAGGCCTTGGGGCTTAACCAACCTTTTAGGGGGTTGCGTTTTGGTATGTATCGCCCCGACTTGGCTATTTTGGATGATATAGAGGACTTAGACCGTGCCAAACGCCCCGATATGATAGAGAAGTATGGCAAAAAAATAACGGGCGACTTGGTGAAGGCTTTCCATCGCAAGCGAGGCAGGCTCATCATCAATAACAACTATATCGTCAAAGACGGCATATTGGACTACCTCTATGACAAGTGGAAAGATAGCCCACACCTGCACGACTCGGTTACCAATTTGGCTACAGTGAATATCACCCGAGAGAACTATATGGATGTAGAGTGGGAACCCTCTTGGAAAGAGCGAGATACTAAGGAGGATATTATTCGTATCTTAATGAATGATGACTACTATACCTCACAGCGAGAGGATTTCAATAACCCTATTGAGGAGGGCAAACTCTTCAAGGCAAAAGATATTGCTTTGGTACGCATAGCAGACAATGAGGCGTGGGACGGATTGCTTGACCATTGGGACTTATCTTACACCGCTACAGGTGACTATAAAGCGGGGGTGCTCATTGGTATCAAAGGCATTAAGCTGTATGTGTTGGAGGTCTTCTGTCAAAGGTGTGAACTTAATGCAGCTATGGAAGTACGTGCCCAGTGGGTGAAAAAGTACCTTAAAAAAGGCTATAACACTATGGGCTTCTTTGATGCTACTATGGCACAGAAAGCCGTCTATACCCCTATTATTATGCAGAGTGCTGAGGACAACGCTTGCCCTAATATTCCTATTGGTTTGCATCAAGAAGGAGACAAACACAATCGCATTTCGGCGGGTATTACCAATGCGCTCTTTCGCAAAATATTGTACTGGGACGAGACTCTTCCCAAGCGTT